GACCGCCGCCGCGAGCGAGCTACCGAACGCGACCGCGCCCGCTTCGAATTGTGAGAACGTCACGAGACGCCCCCGAAGTCGATAAACCCGTATCGCGGCCCGCTTTTGAAAATCTGAAGAACGTCGCGTTTCCGTTCGGCGACCTCGTAACCCTCACGGGATCCGCCCGCGTTCGTGTTCCCTTCGATCGTAGCGACCACGTTTCCCGGGAGAACCGCGCGGACAAACCCGGTATGACCGCCGCCCGAAGCGTTCCAAACGAACGCGGTCCCGCGACCGGGAACCGGCGACAACCGCCCGGAGTTCGCCGCCCACTTCCAGAGCGAGTAAGTCGAAGCCGGGTTCGACCAGAGCTTTCGTCGATCCGCGCCCGCCACGACGAGACACCAGTAAACGAAAGCCGCGCACCACGGCGCCGGGTTTCTGAGACCCGCGATCCGAAGGTAAAGCGAGACCGCCGGTCCCCAGTTCGAACCGCGCGGAAACTCGGCGACTTTCGCGTCGAGTTGCGAGCGAGCGACGAAAAGCGCCCGTTCGGAGAGCGGGAGCGCCGCCCACTCGTCAGCGGTGACGCGAGTCACGAAATCGGGCTTCGGTGAAACCGGCATAGTAACCAGTCGATAGCGTCAGCACTCCGAGAACGACGCGGAAAACCGGACGCCGAGTACCGCCGTAGACTCGCGCGGCGCCTCGTCCCAGTCGGCGTCGATGATCCCGGCGAATTCTTCGATCCCGTAACTTGCGGTCTCTTGAACCGTGAACGCCGCCGCGAACGACTCGATCATCGCGGACTTCGCCCGGTCACCTTCGCCGGTAAGTTCGCCGTGATACCAGACTTCGACCGACGGGATCGAGTAGTCGAACCCGCCCGCGAATGGCGTCCGGGAATCCTCGTCGAACGTGATAACGACAAACGGCGTCGAGAGCTTCGCCGCGCGGTTCGGACCGATGACGACGGCGGACGCTGAGACGCCCCACGCGGAAACCGCTTTCGAGATTAACAGCGCTAGAAAATCGTTCATGGTTTCGGGAGTTCGGCGACGATGACGGCATGGTCTACGCCGGTCCAGAATTGCTCGACCTTCGGTTCTGCCATGACCACCAGCGAGAGTGAGCCGAACGCGAGCCGGTCCCCTTGGTGGATCCCCGACGCGTCCGCTGGTTTCGTCATGACGATATAGCCCGACGAAGTCTCGACCCCGGCGCGGGCGAACGCTCGCGAGAACGTCGCGGGTTGAACGCTCGCGCGGATCCGGCGACCTTGGTCCGGGAACCCGACCGATTCTTCAGCCCCCGAGATACCAGCGACCGGAACCGCTTTCGTATGCGTCACCCAATGCGGGTAAGGGTTCAGCACAAGACACCACCGCGCCGATTGTCCCGAACCGCTTTCGCGAACCGCTTTCGCAAGACTTCGATCGCGGAACCCTCGTCGGAACTTCGAGACGCCGTCACGTCTCCGACCTTTTGCGAAATCAAGTTTGCGTGATGTTCCGGGTTCGCTTCCGCGTACAGGACCACGCAATAACCGAGAATCGCTTCAAACGCTTCGTCGCTGAGTTCGAGAGCGCCGCCAGCTTTTGCCGTTACCTTCAGCGTGGTACCACCGACCAGCACGTCGAGCGACCAGCGCGGGTCGCGGGTTTGATTCCATCGGTAGCCGACGTTGCGATTTTGCGCGGCGTCGTCGATCAGCACAACCGCCGTATCAAACTCGAACACCCGGAGCGGAAGAACGAGCGACGCGACCCAGTCGCCGTCGTAGACGACCGTGTTCGCGGTCGCGATGAACGGGGAAAATCCGGTCCCGCGCTCGAACGCTGAGATCGCACCCGACCGAACCCGCGCTACGTCGGACGTATCGCCGCCAACGGGAAAACCGGCGGCGGAAAGATACGCGTAGACTTCGGAGTCGGTCGGGTAGGGCATGGGGTTTTACTCGGTTTCGGGATCCTCGTCGTCGCCGGTTTTCGGATCCACTTCGGGACCACCGGTCACCGAGTAGGACACGACAGCGACGTCGTCCACGTACGAAACCGAAGCGGTGACCAGCGTCGCGCCGCCGGTGAAGAACGTCAGCAGTTCAGCGGCTACGCGGTCGTAAACCTCGTCACGCTTACCACCCTTTTCGACGCCGATCCACTCGGCAAGATCCTTCAGGTCGCCCGCCTTGAATTCCGAGAGCGCGAGCGATTTCCCGTCGATCGTGACGACGAGCGCTTCGCCTTCGAGCGCGACCGTAAACGCGAAATCGCCGGTCGGAGAAACCGCACCAGCCGGAACCACTGGGACCGGATCGGAAACAGGTTCGGGAAACGAAGCCACGTACGCCGATTCTAGGTCGCCGGTCAGTTCGTCGCCGGGAGTACACGCGAGCGAGACCGCCGAGACGTCATGATCCGCGACGAGTCGAGTTCGCGATTCGTCCCAGCAAAGCCGATGTTTTGCAATTGTTGCCATAACGCCGAGTCGATAGCGCCGGGTACGTCTAAAGCGCGACCAACGTCGCCGCCGTCCCCGCATTCCCGCCCGTACCCGCCGTACCCGTCACCGTACACTTGTGAAGTCCGACCGTTGTCGATGAACGCCAGACTAGATCGCCAGCGATACACGAGTAAAGTCGCGTGATGTCAGATACCGGGAAATCCGGCGAATGAACCCGAATATTTGCATGAGCCGCGTTTGCAAAAATGGTCCCGCCAGAAAGCGAACCACTAAAAAGGTTACCAGCCCCGCGAATCGTGACCGCAATCGACGAACCGTTCGGACGGATAACGTTTTCGGTAAAACTTCCAGAGTTCCCACTCAGAACGTAAACCCCCGACGCTCGCGGAGTGAACATAGCGTACGCGCCCTTAAACGTGTTCCCGACCGCTACAATCTCAGGAGTTCCAGAACTTGCGGTTTGCGAATGGTCGCCGAGATACGTCCCGCCCGAAAGGTAGTTCCCAATGTAGGCGAGTCGGTCAAGACTTCCGGTAACTTGCGCGATTGAAGTCGAAGTGTTCCCGCCGGTCGAAACGCAATTTTGAATCGTGAGCTTTCCGCCGCCGGTGACATTACTCGCGAGAATCGTAAACCCGCCCGTACACCCGACATCTTTCGCGCCGTCTACCGTGACATCAGTACAGTTGCCGGTAATGAAAACATCTTGCGCCCCGGTCCGAGTCGTCGTACCGAACCGCTGAACGTTGCGAACCACTACCCCGCGCTGAAGCAGTCCCGCCGTTAAGCGAACGATGACCCCGGTCGCCGCTGGACAATCGTGGTAGATATTTTGCGCGACGATGTTCTCGACCGACGTCGTTCCGGAAAGGTTCAGCGCACCTTGGCCCGACGAGTCTCCAGAATCTTCGATGATCTCAAACGCGGCAACGGAACCGGTCGTAGTGCGAGAACGGATACCGTCAACCACGATGTTCCGCGCCGTTCTCTGCGTTCCGCTGGTTCCCGCTTTTTGAGCGATGATCCGTACCGTCGCTTGAGAAACAAGCGTCGCGTCAACGTTGCGCACGATAATATCGTCTAGATCGCCCTCCGTCGTCCTCCAGTTCGCGTAGTCCGTCGCAATCAATGCGACAATGTTGTCGTTCAGGTTTGGAGCCGAGATATTCTCGAAAAGCCACGCAACCGTCGGGACCGGCGACTGAGAATCGACCGTCGTGTCGTCCCCCATGATATGGATTCCGTCCGCGTTGGAGCTTGCCCCGGTAATCTGGTCGAATACGATGTTCCGGACGATCCCGTCGCGCCCGCCCGAAATAAGAATGGAGTTACCGCCCCATACCCGCACGCGGACGTTTTCAATCAAAACATTCGAACACCGAATAAGCGTGAGCGGACTTTGATAGTGCGACCCGTCAGAGAGTCCCGCCGTCGTGATGTTCGGAAACTGAGACGTTCGCGCTTGGTTGCTCGACGCGATGACCGTCAAGTCTCGAACCGCGATCCGCTGGTTACCGGCGAAGCCGCTTTCGTTCACGATAACCGGTCGCGGAGTAGCCGCCGCCATTGTAAGCGAAGTTGCGAACATGCCGGAACCGACGAGCCGGACGCCGGTCGGGATCAAAAGCGACGCGTTCAGGTTGAAGGTTCCAGCGCCGAGCGTGACCGTTCCACCACCGGCAGATTTTGCCGCTTGTAACGCCGCGTTGATCGCGACGTCGTCACTGATACCGGACGGAAGAAGCAACGCGACCGGATTCAATCGGGCGGCGCCGACGGTTCCCGGTTGATCTCCGAAGGTTCTCGACATTATGCGACCCGCCCGATAACCCAGTCGCCCGCCGCAATTGTTCGGAACGTCGCTTTATTCCCCGACGCCATAGCGGTTCCGCCAGTAAGCGCCCCGACTGTATCGACGTTCACCGACGCCGAGAACGTCAGCGAGACACCGACCGCGCCGTCCGGGATCGTGCCGCCCGCGATGGTCGCGAAGTCGGTCACGGTAGACGCCGTAATCGTCGCCGTCCACGGGTTCCCGACCCGGCACCCGTACAGGTCGAGCCAAACCCCGGACGCTGAGACCGAACCCGCCGCGCCGATCAAACGGTACGCAGAAAGCGCGGGCGGACTACCGAAAAAGTCTACGCGTTGCATTGTGATGAGTCGATAGCGCGGACGGAAAAGCGCCCGCCGGAAACCGACGAGCGCGAGCGTCTCGAATCCACTAGGTCGAGCGCGGGTTCTTACGCCGCGCGAGTGACGAGTTTCCAGACCGGCGACGCGAGCGTCCCGGTATTGATATAAAGATTCGCGTTCGTGGTGTCCGCTAAAACCGCACCCTTCGGCGCGATATTCGCGTACGTGGTCCCGTCGGTCGGCGCCCCGGCGTTCGCGTAGATGACCGCAACCGTCGGCGTCGATGTAAGTCCTTGATTTTCAACCGGCATAACGCAAGGTCGATAGCGACAAACGGAAAACGCCCGCCGCAATTTACGACGAGCGCTTCCGCTACCTGGCGAACGAACGGACCCCGTTAGAGTCCGGTCAGTTCATATACCGCCGTGACGCGAGTCAAAGCGAGACCAGCGCGAACCGACGCGCGGAACCGAACGATTCCGTTCGTAAAGTCCGACGCGTGAGCGTTGGTCACTTCGAGAACTACGCCGCGCTTGTAAACGAGAATCGTGTACGCCGAGTCGAACACGAGCGAGCGACCTTGCGTCATGGCGGTCGTGATGATCGGCATGAGACCGAACAGCGGTTGAACGTAACCGACCGTCGGATCCCACGCGATAGGGTCGCCCGTCGCCGACTTGCCCTGGCGGAATTTTTGGTAATCCGTCGGGTGGACGATCATCGTGTTCGGAGTCGTTTCGCCGTTGGCTTGAACCGACGCAATCGCCGCCGCTAGCGCGTCGTCGTTCGTTTGAGAACCCTTCGCGCCAGTGTTGATCCCGGCGAAGTTTCGAAGTCCACGAATGTTCGGCGCGGTTCCGTTACCGACGATGATTTGATCGTTCAACCGGCGGCGAACGCCGTAGATCATTCGATCGTTCAGGTACGGCGTCACGTCGCCCACGTCTTCGAGTTGTTCCATCGAAACCGGGAGCGAGTGACCGATCATTCGTAGCGAAACGTCGGTCATGGTAGTGACGAACGTCGATTCAGCGAACGCCGACGCCGTAGCTTCGACCGATTCCGCCCGTTCCGCCGCCGCGTTCGTCATGGTCGATTCGAGCGGGAACGTATACGTTGGCAAAGGCCACGATTCGATGGTCGGCATGACGTCGAGCAAGTCGAGCGTTCGTTGCGGCGACCCGACATAAGCGCCGCGACCGAGACCCGGCGCCCAGCCCGCGCCGGTGGACATGACCGCTTTCGCGTCCACGTCGAGCGTGATGCCGCCCGGTCGTGAGAGTTGCGAAACGATGTCGCGGTCCGACTTCGACGCGAAATCAGCGAACGCCGACTTGAGATCGGTGAACTCCGGAGCGGCGCCCGCGTCGCCGGACTGAACCGGAGCAACGTTCGGACGCTCGCGAACCACGATCCGCGAATTCTTCGCTTCGAGATCCGCAACCTTCGCGGTTTTCGCTTCGAGCGCCTTCGCTTGAAGGTCGAGCGATTCGACCTCAGCGGACTTCGCTTCGATCTCGGCGACCACCTCGTCGGGAATGTCGGCATGGAACTTCCCGTCGTCGCCGCGATGCTTCGCGAACAATCCTTCGAGTTCCACGCGCTTCGCTTTTAGCGCTTCGATAAGTTCGGTATACGTCATTTTCTTTTATCGCCCGCCACGGAACCGCAAGTAAAGCGAGTTCAGCGGCGAAACCCTCGCGCCGTCGATAGCGTCCGGAGTCGGCGCCGATTTTGCCGCGACTACGCCCGCTTGATCGTTCACCGGGATCGCCACGGCGCCCGCTTCGTATAGCTTCAGTTCGGTAAGGTCGCGAACCGTCCGACCGTTCTCGGTGACGTCCTTCGCGCCGATCGTCTGATAAAGAATCGAACACTTCACCGACTTACCGCGATCAAGTCGCTCGCGAATCACGGTTCGGACGTCTTGCGCCTCGCGCGTCGAGTGAAATTCGAACTCGACGTACAACCCCTTCGCATCTTCGTAAGCGTCCGCGATGGTCGCGACCGGTAGCGCCGTCCCGAAATGGTTGTACGACGCGTATCCGGACGACTTGAAGAACTCCAAGTGTTTCGCGAACGCGCCCGGGACGATCCGGTCGCCGACGGAATCGACGTTCCCGAATACCGCGACGTGACCAGCAAAACCGCCGGGACCGTCGCCGCCCGATGGTTCGATCATCTTGATCTCGAACGTTAGTTCGTGTTTCACGCGCCGTCGATAGCGAAAAAATGACCGGGAACGACTCGAACGTCCCGGCCTATGTATTGTCTTGGCTTGCTTCGTGTGTTCTGGACTTGTTGAAAATCTAAACCTTGCGGCGCGAGAGTCGATAGCGCGTTACGCGGACGCCGCGACGCGCGGCTTCGAGCGAGACGGCGCCGAGACGACCCCGGACCCGCCGCGAGAAATGTCGTACGGATCCACGTAGTCAAACCCCGACACCTGGTCGCGGACGCGTCGAAGTTTGCACCGACACCGCGAGCGACAGTCGGTATCGCACTGACCGGGTTTCGTGTAAAGTTCGTCGATCTCGAACGGCGAAAGTCGCGCGAGTTCCAAGCAGTCCGCGCAGTGTTCCGCGAGTCCTAGTTCCCACTCGAAAGTATCGTCCGGTTCGCTGAACACGACGAACGCTTCGTTCGCGGATCCCCGGACCGATTCGAGATACATGAAAGCGCGGTTCCTGATCGCGGGAACCGATACCTTTCCGTCCGCGCTGGTGTAGCGTCCCGAATCCAAGTCGTCGAGAAACCCTTCGGCGAATTCCGCTTGTCGATCGACGAGTTCCCGCGCCAAAGTCCGGTCGTCGTCGCCGATCCGACCCGTGACGCCCGCGAGCGTCCGACCCTGATACACGGCGCCTAGATGAACCTCTTCCAGAATATCAGCGAACCGCGCCGCGAACGCGTCCACGTTGCCGGTACGTTCGAGTTTCGCAATCGCCGCTTCGAGCGACGAGACGCCGCCGCGAATTAGGTTCAGGTACGCCGATTGGCTCATGACGATTCAATCGACTTTTGAGACCGCGCCCGGAGATTGTTGATCGCCGACGCTCGACCGGTACTCGACTGAGACGCGAACGCGTCGCCGCCGTCCACCGGCGGGAGTGCGACCAGCGACCGCGCTTCGTTCCGAGTGATAACGTCACCTTGATACGCTTCGACCGCGCGTTTCGACCGCGCGTCCGCGTTTTCCTGAAGTTCTTCGATCCCGGACGTATCGAACGCGACCGACCCGCCGCCGAGTTCGCCAGCGAGACCGATCGTCAGCGTTTCCGCCATGAGTTGCCAATAGGACATACAGAACGACCGGTAAAACACTTCGACCGCCGCCCGGTAATTGTCGTACTTCGGATCTTCGCCGAGACCGGCGACAATCGGCGGAATCCCGATCGCGGAGCAGATTCGGCGTTCGGGAACGCGCCGGATCGTGTCGAGCGCCATTTGCTCAGGACTGAACCCCGGCGTCGAGACGTCCACCGGGACGGTAACCACGATCGCGGAACCACGGTTCCGACCGCTGGTCGCCCGCTTGAATTTTTCCTTTATCAGTTCCGCCGTATCCTCGTCGAGTTCGTCGCCGTGGTCCTTGAGAGAGATAATCGCGCCCGGTACGCCGAGATTCGAAAGAAGAGAGCGCGTATACGCGTTCGACTCCGAGTCGGTAAGGATCTCGTCGGTCAGCGCCGCGAACCCCGAATAACCTCGCATCAGGTCGGATGGGTGTACGCCGTCCTGAAAGTGAATCACCTTGTCGAGCGGGAATTGTCGCCCGCGATACGAGTAGTAAATGGGGATTCCGCCGCCGTCGCGCATGAGCGACATATCCCCGGGCAAAACAGGCCAGAGTTCTTCGACGCCCGCGAGACCTGAGACCCGGACGACGTACGCGTCGCCGGTGATAACGAGACTCGACATGATCGCCGAGATCAGCGCTCGCGGCATGACGTACGGATTCGGTTTCGAGAGCAGTTTCCACGCGCGAGAATCGGTAGACGGTTCTCCATTCGAGTCGAGAACCACGATCGGCGCCTTTCGCATTCCCCGATCAATCGCCCGCATGACCGAAGCGACCGCCGAGTTCTGGTATTCCGTCCGCGCGTTGTTCGAAAGCACCAGACCGGCGCCGCCCTGGAAAATCTGAAACGATTTCCGTTCGGGTTTGCGCTCGCCGCCGCTGAACAATCGCCGAAATAGACTCACGCGGGTTCGATAGCGTCACCGGTCAGTAAACGCGGGTTTTCCTCTTCGCGTTTCCGACGATCTCGCGGAACGCGTCCGACGCCGCATCGACCTGGTCGTCGTGACCACCGTTCGGGAATTGCCGATGTTCTTCGATGAACTCGGCGTTCCACGGCCCGCGAACGAGCGCGAAGTTCCCTAGGTTCACCTGAGCCGAGTAGCTTTCCGCGCGAGCGGTTTTCGAACCGACGGGACGCGCGAACCGAACCACGAACCCCGCAAGCATCCGGCCCCAGTATTTAACCTGCGCTTTTCCGGCGGCGCCCGGATCCGCCGGGAGAACTTGAACGACTTCGATCCCGTCGTCGTTCGCCGTCTCGACGATCAGCGTATCGCGCTCGCCGGTATCAACCTTCGAGCGCGTCACGTCGCGAATGTAGAAGATCGCGGTCGATTTATCTTCGCCCATGAGAACCGAAGCGGTCGCGTCGCCGCCGCCGCGCGTTGCCGCGACGTCCCACGCTCGAACCCAAGCGAGACCGACCGGAGCGCGATCGACGATTCGAAATTCGCCGACGTTGAACATGTCGCCCGACAATGGCGTCGGGTTTTGCTGGTAGAGAGCTTCCCATCCGCGTAGACCGTCGCGCCGCGCCATGTTCGAGCGGATCCGCCGAAGCGCTTCGATCGGATACCGGAGAGTCCAGAGCGCGGCGCCTTCGTCTCGACCGAGCGGATCGTTCGGACCCGCGATCGCCGCGAGCTTCAAAACGTGCCACTTGTCAGCGTCAGCGTCGCCCGATTTCTCGCGAGCGTCGAGCCGTCCCGCTAGGTCGTCTTCATGCCAGAGCGTCCATATCCCGACGATCCGCCCGCCGGGTTCAAGACGGGTATAGATTTCGTCGGTATACCAGTCGTCGAGCGTATCGCGAAACGCGATCGAATCCGCTTCTTTCCGAGACTTGATCGGGTCGTCGATGATGATGTATTGGAACCCTTCGCCCGTGGGCGGCGACCCGACGCCGCAACAGAGAACGAGACCGCCTTCGTCGGTCGCGAACTCGTCCGCCGCTTTCTTGTCCGCCGCGATGTTCACTCCGAGACGCGCCGCAAGGTTCCGGATCCGGCGCCCGAGACGCCGCGCAAACTTCGCCGTATGGCATGTGACGAGAATCCGAAGCGTCGGATCACGAAGAAGCAGATAGACCGGATACATGACCGTCACGGTCGCGGTTTTCCCGTGACGCGGCGGCATATGAATACGAACCCGGTCGAGCGTCCCGCCGGTTACCTCGTCGATCGTCGAAGCGATTTTAACGATATGCGGCGCCGTAAAATCGAACGACGGATCCGAGTTCGACTTCAACCATCCGAGATAGTCGCGGCGCCGCTTGTCCGGACGCGGCGACGACGCCCGCTTCGCGTTCCCGAACCTTGCGAATTCACCACCGAACCAAGCCGAAGCGGGATTCGGTAGCACCTTCGGACCTTTCAGCGTGTGAAACATCAGTCGCCGTCCACGTCGAGCGCTTCGGCGCCTTCGGTCAGCGACTGAAGATCATTCGCGTTCCCGACCGCGATCGCCGCCGCCAGCGAGAGTAGTCGCCGCATTTCGGTCGAGAGACTTTTGATCCCGTCGCGCCGGTCCCGTTCGGAGAGCGATGCGTCGGAGCGGATCCGGTCCGCTTCATGACCGATCAGCGCCGCGACCCGGTGATACGCTTCCTCCATCGTCGCCGACATTCGCTTCGCGCGGCCCATCGGCCCGCCGTGATCGACCGCCGCGATCCGCGCCGCGATCGAATCCGAGACTTCGACCGGTTCTGGCGCCGGTTTTCGGTTGCGCCCGTACTGATGTTTCGTCTTCGATTCCAGGCGACCCGCCGCGACGAGTTTGTCCTTGTAACCCGAGATCGTCCCCTTCGAGATCGTACGCCCGGTTTCTTTCGTCACCGCTTCGACAATCTGGCTAAACGTCGCGTTCTGAAGTAGCATCCGTTCAGCGAGACCGCGCCCGGGATGGTCCGGGTTCGTGATCGGGATCTTCGCCGGTCGTCCCACTTAAAGCACCC